AGGATCCAGATAAATGCTGTTGGCGCCATTGTCTAAACCCTGAATTTCACCTTCGCTGATTAGATCCAGAACGTTTGCGTACTGAATTGATTGCAACGAGTCGTCGGCTTCGGTTGGAGTGCGGGATTGACCGCCACCGCCGCCTTTTCCACCGCCGCCACCGCCACCACCAGCACCAGCGATGCCAAGACCGAGACCGGCATTGTGGACGCGAACACCATTGGCAATAAAGGTGTGATGATCTTCGACCGTCAGGTTGTAGACAGTGCCAGTGCAGAACTCGGCCTTGCTGACGATGGGGCGGAGGTGGCCGTTGGCGTCAACGAGGCAATCGTCAGAACCGAGCGTGTCGATTTCAACGAAGGCATTGAACTGGTTAAGCACCCAGTGGTTAGGGGTGGCATCAAGATGCTGTCCGCCCCAGAGCGTGTAGCGGATGACGCGCTCACCCTCGTGTTCGTGAACCTTGAGGATCTTGGCTTCGTGGACTTTGCCGGTGTGGTCAAAGCTCAGAACTAGATCGTCTTGCTGTAGTTCATCAATGCGGCGTTGGCCGCCCGGAACGTTGATGAGCGTATGGCCAAGGAAGCAGCCGCCGCCACCGCCGCCACCAGAACCTTGGATCATTTGAATATTGCGGGTCATTAGTTTTTGCGGGTACGGAAGAAAGCGGCGAAAAGTTCCTCTTGGAATTGTTGCTGGCTTATGGTTGCACCGTTGCCAGTGCTTTCAACATCAAGGCCGCTGGAAATCACAGCCGAACCAACAAAAACTCGACCGTAGGCAATGGGAACAGGCAAGCCTTGTTTGGCGGTATTGACAATCCCACTGAAGCTGAATGATTCAAGTTTTGCGGCTTCGCGCCCACGTTCAAACGGGGAAGTTGATTGCACCGGAACTGGTGAAAGCGATTGCGCGATACCTCCAAGAACAAGGCTGGCGCCGATACCAACAACAGCGGTGCCAACCGTTCCGATGCCCATGAATCCTCCCAAGGCAACGCCAGCAGACGCAATACCACCAGTAACGATTGCCAACGTTATTAAGCCAATGCCAGCAAAAATTTGTCCTGCTCCTTCACCCGCGCCAGCGATTACGGGCGTGATACTGAAGACTTCGCGTTCACTAAATGGAGCGGCAATCAACATTGCATTCTGTTCGGTAACTTTTTCTTTTCCGATTGTCACCCGATAGCCAACACCTTCTTTTTCGCTATCAATTAACCACTTTTCTAAGCCCGGAAAATTAACACATAATGCTTTCAAAGCCTGCGCGGGCGTTTCAGCTTCAAACTGGAAACGGCACTGACCCAGCTTCTTGCGGAGTGCGCCGTAGACCTTAACGACTTTCATGCCGCAGGACTCGGGCGGTGCTTTTCAGATAATAGCCGCCATAGATGTCGCGGCTACTGAGGCGGCCTTGGAGATGGTGCAAGATCAACTGGTCGCCAAGGTAGACGGCGGCGTGATTGGGCAGTGGTGATGTAAGTTGCATAAGGATCGCATCACCGTATTGCAGCTCCTCCAGCGGGATGGGGTAGAAGCCTTCGTTGGCGAAGTTGTCTAGGTATAAATTCTCACCCCGTAGCCAGAACTGGTCGCGGCGGTCATAGTCGCGCAGGTTGAGGCCAAATTCGCGGTTGTACCAGTCGCGGCACAGGGTGTAACAGTCCACAATGCCAAAGACAAATTCGCGTCCCACGTAGGGCAGTTCAAAGCCTTCGGGTTCGCAATAGCCCCACTGTTCGGTCTGGGGGTTGACGATGTGCCAGGGCAGGCCAGATTTTTCGCAGGCAACGCGGTCGGCTTGGGATGGGGCGTGGTTGGTCTTCGGGTGGCTATGTACCACGGCCACGATTTCGCCCTGTTCTTCAGCGGCAACGTAGTCAGCGGGGTCAAGTACGAAGTGCTCGTCTGGTGTTTCGGCCATGTTGCGGCAGGGAAAATACCGCTTGCGGCCTTTGAGCACGGCGACCAAACCGCAGGATTCCTTTGGAAATTCCGCCTTTGCGTGCTCCAAGGCAGCTTCTTGGATGGATTTGCTGAGTTTCATTGAGTCAAACCAGCGCCTGGGAAAGATCCAAAGGGCAATTCAGCGACTTCACCGAATCGCAACTTGCACGAACTGAGCCGCTTGCCGCAACGGTCTTCGGCCAACACGCCGACAGTGTTGTCGTTGACATCAAAGTAGTTGCTGCCTGTGTAGCCGCATTCGGTGCTGCGATATTTCCACTGGCAAATGTTGGCGATGATCTGGCGCTTGGGGATCATCACACCAGCGAGGTCGAATTTGCTGGCCAACTCGAAGCTCACCGAGTCGCGGTTTTCGCTTGCTTTACGGTCTACGTACCAGACCTCATCGGGAAACTTGGCGTGTGGATCTGCGGCGGCTTCGCCATCTAGATATTTCTTGAGGGTGCGGATGCGTTTGACGGTGGCGCCACCTAGGTCGTTACCGGGTGTGGTGGCGTTGACCAGCAACAGCAGCGTGGTAATGGTGCCATCCAGGTTGCTGATGGTCAGCGTGGGGCGCGGGAGCGTGCCGGTGTTGCTGTACTCAAAGCCGTCAGCCTTGACGGGCAGGCGGGCGTAAGCGTTGCCGTTCCAGGTGATGTTGCCGGTGACGTTGGCGTTGCAGCCGTTGTGCCAGCGGTAAGTATCTGTACTGCCGTGCAACGTGCTGTCCAGCGTCAGTTCAAACAGTTCAATGATGGCGCTTGGTGCCAGTGCGGCCAGCTCCTCGTAGACGCTGCTAATCGCCGTCCAGACAACCGTGCCATCGACAATCGTGCTGCCAATATCCGTTGGCCACGTAGGTTGAGTAGCGCCGCTAGTGCCAGCAACTTGGCACTGGAACACCAAGCCAGAAGCCTGCAGCGTCGTGGCGCGAACGATGTTGCCAACGCTGTAGCTATTAGTAGCAGCCCAAGATGCGTATGCCATCAGGGTTCAAATACTTCGCGGAACGTCGCCGTAATTGTTGCCCGACCGTTATATGTAATCGTTTTGTCCCACTGCGGGCAGACCCATTTATAAGTCACTGCCTCATCAGGAGGCGCCCACTCAAACGCGGCATTGTCGTCTGCACGCGCATCTAGAAACGCTTCAATGGTGTCACTGTTGGCTTCAGTGATGTTCTGCCATGTCAGTGTCCATACCTTTGGATTTTGGTTTAGCCCGTAGGTTAGACGCTGCTCATAGCCATCACCGAACTGAACCGTGCGGACAATCGGTTGGTTGGCCTTAGAAGCGCCGTAGGTTGGGTTGATAGCAGGAAAGGTAGCCATTAAGAGAGCAAGCCTCCTGGGCGCTTCTGTTTAATCAATTCTTGCTGTACCGCAAGACCAATAACCTTGCCGAGCTGGCTTGCCTGTCCAGGATCGCCCTGCACGCTACTACCGCCGGCGTCTACGTTCACCACCACGTTACCCATGCCACCAAAGCTGCCAGCAGGAGCAATGCCACCACTGCGACCCGGCATGAACAGTTCAGGGCCGCGTTCACCGACCAAATAGCCCTGACCAGCGGTAACGCTCCCACCCATGGCGCGCCTACCCAATGAGCCTGTAAGGAAACTGAAAAAGCCTCTTCCATCATTACCAGCCAAACCTTGCAAACCAGCTTGCAAAAACAAGTTTGCAAGCGAGTTCAGGACATTACGCAATGAGTCGTTGAAATCATTTGTACCTTGAATTAGCCCGGTAATAGTTGAAGTAAATGTGCTCCCAATGGCATTGAGCAGTTGCTGTTCTTGTTGCAGTAAAAACTGACGCTCCAAAAGTTTTTTATTGACTTCTGTTTCGTCTTTTACCTTTTGAGCAGCAAGTTTAGGATCCGCGCCTTGTGCAACAAGTTCAGCAATTCGTCTGCGTTGATCTGCTTCCTCTTCACCTAGCGCAAGAACATTTTGTTTATACGCTATTTCTGCTGTGATTGGTTCTACTGCTTTAGCGGCATCTATAGCTTTTTGCTTCTCTGCCATCGCAAGTTCTTGAGCCGTTTGAATTTGACTTTGTTTTAATTGTTCGGCAATTTTTGCAATACCAATTTGCTTTTCAGCTAACGGTACAGAACTTTGCTCAATGGCATATGCCTGATGAAGAAGTTCTGTCTCACGACCTATTCCTTCAAGCCTGATACGATCTTCCTCATTTTTAGTAATCGCTGCCTGAGCTAGCAAACCTTGTAATTGAGTTTGCTGTTTAAGCAGCGCAAGCTCACGAGTAAGCTCAGGCACTTGACTCTCGCGTGGCTTTTTATTCTTTTGCTTGGTCAGTGGATCTATGCCAACTCCTGAAGAGTCATCAAGATTCGATTGAGTTGTTGCCTCAGGTTTGAAATTACTAGGATTAAGCCCTAATACTCCTCTTGCAAATTGTTGCTCTTCAGATATTCTTGTCTGCTCTGCTGCCATAAACGGCGACATCGCAGTCAGAGCCAAGGGTCCAACTACGGGTATTTGAAACAATGGACTTGATTTCGCCAATTTTTTTTGTCGCTCCTCTTCTTTTTTTTGCAGTGCCAACAAAGCTTTTCGCTGCCCCGCTTGTGCGCTGACAACTGTCTCACGAGTAGCGCCTTTGAATGCTGCTGCAGCACCTCCTGCTGCTCTGCGTTTCTGCAATTCTTCAATACTTTTTGCTTCCCCAACAACGTTGCTTACATAGTTGATACCAGTGGTGACAATCCCAATGACCGACAAAGCTCTTAGGCTTGCAGCTAAAGTATTAACTAACGGCGCTGCTATTGCCGCAACACGTCCAGTTCCTGTAATACCTCCTTGAAGTAAAACCAATTTTGCGTTTCCCGTAAGTGCTGCTGCACCAGCCATTGCTGTCTGGGCAGTCAGCAAAGCCATTGCACCCTTAAACAAAGCGGCTGCGCCAACTATCAACCCAATAAACTTTTTCAGTAACGTAATTTGAATAACTAGCTTGGTTACTTCAACAACTGCATCGAGCACAGGTTTAGGTAGTTGTCTGCCCAGCGACAACGCTAATAGCTCACCAGAAGACTGCAAAGTTTGCAGTTGTCCATTAAATGTTTTTAGGGATGCTTCAAAATCTTTTTGTACAGTACCTGCCGCTGCTGCACCACCTGCAGCAGCCTTAAGCTCTTCGTATTCCTTTTTATATTTCATCAGCGCCATCAATGCCAATTTGGCTTCTTTGTCGCCAAATATCTGCGATAACTTAAATGTATCTTTGCCCGTGACACGAATCAATTCTTTGATTGCAGCATCCATAGGGTTGACACCCTTTGCCACTGCATCCTTCAGAACTTTTTCAATGTCTACACCAAATTTTTTAAAGTTTTTGACGGTCTCCGGTGCCGTCATTTTCAATAAGGCATCCGTCAGTCGTGTAGATGCCTCAGCAGCGCCGGGGGCATCTTTGCGAACCATCTGCATCATTGCCGCCAAGGCAACCGCGCCTTCTTTGCCTCGGATGCCTAGTGATGTTGCAGCAGATGCAATGGTAGGCATGAACTGAGCCATGTCTTTCAGTTCAAATGCACCCGCCTTGCCAGCAAATGCCAAGGCGTCAAATGTTTCTTTTAATTCATTTGGTCTAATCTTAAGTGCGCTTTGTAGCTGAAAACCAGTCTTAGTGACATCAGTCAATTCCGAGTTAGTTGCCACGGCAACCTTCCCAAGAGTCTCCATTGACGCCACTGCGTCATTTAGCTTCAAACCCTGCGCCACAAGGTCTTTGACACCTTCGGCTAACACCGTGGGCGCTAGGTTTGTTTTACTTGGGGCAGACAACTGCTTAAGGCTTTCTGCTAGCTTCGTGATTTCCTTTTCGCTAGCGCCTGCAGTTTTGCCAATCTCACTTAAAACAGATTCAAACTGTGATGTTGTACGTACTATTTGTTGAAGAGCAAAACCTGCACCAAGAGTAGAAACAAGGCTTGCGATACTAGCCGCTGCACCTTTGGACGCCTGCTCAAGACGGTTTAATTCTTTGACCGCGCCGCCGGTCCTTACCTGTACGTCTACAACCGAAACAGCCACGGCGATACCTCCCTATAGAGTCAGTCTACCGTTTTGACTTTGCCTTATCCATTGCTTCTTTTTCGCGCTTGCCTTTTATCTCGTAGAAGGCTGCAAAATGAACAAACTCAGCGTCCGTCAACTCGCTACGCAAACGACTAACTGTCATCCCGAGCTTAGTAGCCAGGAAGAACTCAAAGAACAACCAAGAGTCTTCCTCTAGTCGTTTTTTGCTTCATCTATATTGCCGTCACCACCTAGCCCGAACAGGAACAGCTCTAAATCATTTAGCACACGTTCCGGCAGCTCTCGCTGCAGTTTGGCAGCATCAGCAGAGGCAAAGGCTTTAGTGCCATCTTCAAGCTCTGCCATTTGACATAGCATCTGCGTGCTGATGTCCAATGCCTCTTCAGAGCCAGCCAACGTGCTGGCACGCTTGCGGTCCGCTCGTGTGATGGGCTTGAAATAAAGAACCAGCACAGTTTCTCCAGCATCATTGGTGACGCTAAATTTACGGCGCTGGTTCAGATCAAAAGCGCCAGTGAGCAGGTCAACGGCGCGGGGTGTAGCAGCAGGCATCAGATACTGAGGGTAAGAGCACCGGATGTGACGAAGTTAACCGTCACAATTTCGATCTCTCCAACCGTAGCACTGTATTCAGAGCCTGTCACCACCAGCGTGCCGGTGATCTTCTTGCCGCCAGTTTCGTCCAAGTACAGCTCAAAGGCTGCATCGGCCTCGTCCGTGGCTTGGTTAACATCCTTGATCAAGTCAAGTTTGTCGCCTGAACCCGGCGCGTCATACATCAGTTCAATGGTGCCCGAGCCACTGATTAGACCACCCACGTTGGCACGATAAGTGTCGCCATGGTCGGTTACATCCAGTGATTCCTTTTCGACGGTCATAGACCATGACCGCACTGCTGCGATCTCGGACAGACCGCCGCTACCGGCTTTGTCAAAGAAGACAGTGCCTTGTTGACCGCGATAAAAAGCCATGATCAGATGTCCAGAGAGATGGCGCCGTTGGTCACGAAGTTCAGGGTAATGACTTCGATTTCGCCCACGGTTGCAGAGTATTCAGCCGAGGTGATGACACCATCAAAACTGATTTTTTTGGTGCCAGTGGTGTCAAGGAATAGCTCAAACAGAGCCAAGCCCTCATCGTTCGCCGTGTTGACGTGTTCAATGAAGACGTTGGTTTCGTCCGCGCTAGAAGCGGTGTAAAGAATTTCGCAGGTGCCAGACCCACTAATCAAACCGCCTACGTTGGCACGATAGGTAGCGCCCAAGGCGGTGGTGTCCAGCGATTCCTTTTCAACGGTCAAAGACCAAGAGCGGGTGCTGGTAATAGCTGCGGCAGAAGAGCCAGCATCGTCAAACTTGACGCTGCCTTGCTGTCCCCGGTAAAAGGCCATGGTTAGAGATCCTCGAAGGTTTCAAAGGTCAATCTGACCTGTGTTTGGAAGTAACCCTCTGGAGCTGGCGATGCCACCACCTCGGGTCCAGTAGGCGGATCAAAATGAACGCCACTGA